CAGGCTCGGGCATGTCAGCAGGTAGGTGCGCAGAGCGCTGATGATGCTCATTTGCGCCCCGTCCCGGCGATGCGCCGCGCCCCGGCCATGATCTTCTTGCCGTGCAGCGCTTTCATCCGCTCAAACCAGTACGGCCCGCGCTGCGGACCGGTTTCGCTGCCCACCTTGCGCGAGCTGTAATACTGCCGGCGTGCATACGGTGCAATCCACTGCACCTCGCCGCCGCCGATATCGGTACCCAGATCGCCTGACTTGATCAGCATTCCGGTTTGCATCGGTGTGTACGGCGCAGATCGGCGCAGCACCTCGCTATCGACAAATTTCTGCGCCGTCGAATAGCGGCTCTGCCACTTCGGCTGGAAGTTTGTATTCCAGACCAGTTGGGCCTTGCCGCCTTTGGTGACGACAATCGAGCCGCGCGGCGTCTCGATCTTTGGCTTCATGCTGCACCCAGCTGGTAATGCCACATATGCCGGCTGCCGGCGCGCATCGTGTCAACCGATTTGACCACGCCCGACGTCAGCTGGTACTTGGCGCGCAGCGCTGCCGGGGTAAAGCTGGCCGTGATTTCGTCTGTCACAGCCCCGCGCACGATCAGATCGCCGGCCTTGATCCCCTCGCCGCCGTGGGCCATCGGGATATACACAGCGATATCATCGGCTTTGATCTCCCCGCCGCGCCTGGCGTTGGCCGCCCGCCGATCTTCCCACATCACTCCGCGGATAATCGACCGAGTATAGATTTCATCCCGGTCGACTACGCTGCGTGCATACCAGGTCAGATCAGCGTTCGTCAGCATTCAGCCCTCGGAACATAATCTCGGTATTCCACAGGTAGCGCCGGGCAGCATCCGCCTGGCGCGCTTCGTTCGACTTCTGTGCGGCATACGTTACCGAGTAGTTGCCGACACGCTCGCTTTGGATCGCGCCGCCGGCGGCCTCGCCTGCCTGAATCTCTTCAGCGACCGCACAGGTGGCCATCTGGATTTTTCCAATCGTGGCCGTATCGGTCGCAGCAGTCACCACCGGCGCAGCGCGGGCAAAGGTGACCTGGTCGATCACCTCTGACGCACGCTGCGCCAGGCGGGCAAAGTCCGATTCGGCGATGGACCCGCCGCGATACGTCTCAACATAAAAGGCATAATCTGCGTAGGCCATCGCTCTTTATCCTCAGGCCGTGGCGGCCCCTTCGACGTAATACAGGTACACCGTCACCTTGCCGGCGGTCAGGGCGGCAGTCCCAACGGTGAAGGTGATCTTCTTGGCGGCGGTCAGTTTGATGCCGGTGCTTTCCGGCGTGTTGGCCTTGGGGACAATCGCCTTGCGGCCGGCGGTCGACCACGGCGCACCTGAGACGGCCGCGGCGGTCTGAATGTCGTTGGCATTCAGGATCGACACGGCCAGAGTCGCGTTGGTTTCGCCGGTGACGGCGGTATTGACCTCCATGAAGCCGCCCACAACGATAGCTTGCGCCGGCAGCTCGACTTCGCTGGCATGCGCTTCGGCGGTGCGGTTAGCCTCGACTGCGAGGTCGAAGGTAGCGCGGGCTACGCGCAGAACGCCCAGTCCGTCACCGTCGCCGCTGACAACCGGTTCGATGACATCGAAGTTGTCATTGATATCCTTCAACATACCGTTGACGGTAATTTGCTTCAGGCTCATTTCTCACCTTCCTTCTCCGGCGCTTTTAGCTCTGTCGATGGCGTGCCCTTCGACTCGTTCACCGCCTGGATCGCTTCGGCGTTCAATTCCTCGGGCGTCTTTACTTCCCGGTAGCCCAGGGATTTGAAATGCTTGATTTCCACGGGGTGAACCACATCGATGGTGATGCCGTCTTTTGTGAGATACATGGCCGCCTACGCTTTCTTGTGCAGGTAGATGCCGTTGACCTTGTTCTCGTACACGAATGCATCGTGATAGAGCCGGTACTGCCACAGGTGCGCATCGGCGGTCTGGTTGACGTCGGGTGAGAAATATTTAACCTGGTTCAATTTGACCGGCTGCAGAACGGCGTCCGGGCGCACGATCATAAAGTTGATATCCTTGCCGGTCGATACGTTCTTGATAAACCCGCCGGCGTCGCTGGAAGAACCGGCGTTTAAGGTGATGGCGGTGTAGAAGCGGGCCTGGGGCACCATGATGACTTCCATGTTATCGAACATCATCACCCGGCGATCCACCCGGTTTTCGTTGGCCAGGGTGCGAGAGACCGCCCCTTCCAGATAGCTGTAGCACTCGTCAGAGATATACAGCAATCGGCCATCTTCCGGAACCTCATCCTGATTGAGGGCCAGTTTGGCGGCGTCCAGGGCGGCCAGAATTGAGTTGGCCGCCAGAGTAGCGCCGGACGCGACCACATTGCCGGCGCCAGTGGCGTACTTGGCGAAACGATAGGCGTCGATTTCGGGAGCGACATACATGCGCATCCACTCCCGGATCAGCGCTCCAAGGGCCAGGCCCAGCATTTCCTCGTTGTCCATGCGATCCAGGCTAAAAGCCCGACCACGCTCGGTAGCCAGGGTCATGGTTTCCCAGGCGGCAGTCAGATCGCCGGCGGGATAGCCGGTAACCCGGCTGTAGTTGCCCAGGCCGACCATGCTCAGCTTCATGACCTTGACTTCGTTGGCGTTCAAGAAGCTGGGGGCCTGGGTCATAGCATCCAGGCGGGCAGTTTTGGACTCGGCCTTATACGCCGCGTCGATGGCTGCCAGAAAAACGGAGACGAGAGAAACAGTGTTCGTCATAAGTTGTTATCCTTGCTCGGGCAGCCCCGCGCCCTTGCGCACGGCTGCCAGGAATGTGTCGGCTGTTGGAGGGTTCCCGCTGCCAGATACGATCTTCGGCGGGGGCGAATCCGATTCGAACAGGTAATCATTCTGTTCCAAGACCGTCTTCAGCTGGTCGTCCAGACCGATGATCTTGCCGTCGTCGGACAATTTGAGATTGTCCATATTGAGCAGCGCCTTGACGGCCTTGGCGTTTTTCGCTTTGGCCCCGACCAGCGCCCCGTCCAGGGCGTGATCGAACTTGAGCCTGGCAATATCCGCCTGGCGGGCGGCTTCGGCCTGCTCGGCTTTGGTCTTCCACTCATCGGCCGCCTTCCGCACGCCGTCGACGTCGAGTTTCTTGAAATCCTCGATCGCCTTGTTGGCGTCCACGAGCTGGGCCTTCACGCCGTCCAACTCGGTCTGGATGGTGGTCGCGGCCGTCTTATGCTTTTCAATATCCTTGCCGTGGATGACCAGGATTTGATCGGCGATATCATCGGCAATGCCCAGTTTGGTCAGATCTTCTTTCTTCATGTTCCCTGTTCTCCATATCGCGCCTAGGCTTTTTAGGTGGTTGCCGTCACCCAGCGCCCGCAGCTTTTAGGTTTTGCGGATAACCGGATTAAGCGAAAAGCGCCATGCCTCCCAGGATTTCTCCTGAAAGAGCATGGCGCTCGTAGCGTCCTACTCTGATCGCTGCGCCCCGCCCGGAAGGCGTGACGCTGTATGCATATTATAGCGAGTTATTGAACAATTTCAATTAGCATCCTTGATAGTCACGCCTCTGGTGGCTTTGATACAGCGCTCATACCAGCTGATGTATTGTTTTGCAAACGAATACAGCAGCTCAAGAAACGCCTTCATCTCGTTGCTCATCTGGTGTGCCCTCGCTTTCGATCACGTCGCCATCCACCTGGCCGCGGCCCATTGCGATCACAAAGCGAGCATAATCTGGCGTCATGCCGAATTGTGTCACCGCAATCTCGATCGCTTTTTCGTCGCCGAGCTGATCGGCCAGTTCTGATAACGCGGTCATCTTAACCATCCCAGTGAGCGGAACAACTGATCAAAGGCGGCAGCAATTGGAGCGAAGTCTTCGTCGCTCCACTGTCGCGCACCATATATTTTATCGCTCCGCTCCTTGTTTAACTGTGCCAAAAGTATCGGATCGCCGGATCTTACGGCGATATACTGAGCATAACTGCGCGCGAATAATTCTTTCGTGTCTGCCAGATAGGCCAGGTGTCGGACGTCTGGAGTAACAGAGTACACTCCGCCGGCGAGTGGAAATTCTGCCGCAAATTTTCGCGGATCGGCGAGCATGTCTCTAAGGAGTTGATAGGCCTGGCTGTTTTTTACCGCCTCACGCCAACCTGACAGCAGCTCGGACCGCTCTGACGCGAAAACGCCCTGTCCGATTCCGGCATGATCCAGGAAATGCCCGGCCTCGTGAGCCAACGTTAGCTCGGGATGCTCGCCATATCGGCTGATGCTGATCTCAACCGACCGGCCGCCGTAGCTGAACGAGTAATACCCAAGCCGGCTGCGCCCGCTGTTCTGTGTCACAGGGATTATGGGCAGGCTGCCATCGCTGTGCACGCTGTCGATCTTTTCCAGCGCAAATTCTACGGCCTTGCCGGTTTTGCCCCGCGCCTTGATATCGAGCGCCTGGCTGACTGGGATGCCCTGAGTTTCCGGCTGTTGGGTCGGTGTGGGCTCTGGCGCCGTCGGCGTCTTTGGCTCCGGTGGCGCCGGCATGGGCGGCCGTCTCGTCGGCCTGCCGGCAAATACCTGCTCCCGAAATCTCTGCCGCTGCAGGCCGGTCTGCTGGACGAAAGACCGCATCTTCGCCTGCCACTCGCTCACTTTCGCCAACTCGCGGCTGTTATCCAGCCCGGCCGCTTCGAGTGCCCCGGCCTGGCGCTTCCAGTAGCGGATCCTACGCTCGATCTCCCGCTGCCGTTGTGTAGCCTCATAAATCGGCACTTCTTCGCCGTCTAATGTCACGGTCCGGTTAGCCCAACTGTTTAATTCAGCGTCCGAGTATGCCCGCTCGCTGATGCCATCGAAAAACGGGTAGAAATTATGCCGGCAGTTCCAACCCATCAGTCCGGCCCCGGTACCGTAGCCGGTGATGGTTGCAAAATGCGGATACTTCGTGCTCTTGCCCGACCGGCTAAAAATCTTACCCTGCCAGACCGTGTGTGTCGGCCTTGCTCCGATATGAGCAGTGACTTCGACCAGGTCGCAGCCCATCTCATCGGCCCGGGTGGTCTGCAGCTGCCCCACAGACTGGTTGACGCCGGTCAGCACTGCCCGGCGCATCGCCACGTCGAGTTGATCGCGCCGGCCTGGAAACTGAATTACGCTCAGGCCCTGCCCGGCCACATCGACGATCGCCGCCTTGATCGCCTGCTGGTAGCCCATCGCCCCGCCGGTGATCTGCATATACGCCAGGTCGGCAGCGGCAACAAACTGATTTTGCGCGTCGATGGCCGTGGTCATGGTCAGGTTGCGCATGACGTTATTCGTCTTCTGCAAGCCTGCAGCCAGAACCTGCACCATCGCCGGGCTCAGATTCAGTGGCAGCGGGTTCAGCCCGGCGGCGCGGTACACCGCGTCGTCAAATCGCATCGCCTTCACCCCCGCTGCCTCAAACAGCCGCTTCAGTTCCTGCTCGCTCTTACCAGTTAATTTGGCGATTTCTTCGAGGGCATTCTCGTATACTCGCCCGCTCTGGACCAGCCGTTGCATCTGCCAGGCGGCCGTATCCGTCATGTTCATCCGGGCCAGCCGTCGGGCAATGTCGTTAATGACGCTCACCTGATAGCGTTCGTACAGCTCCAGGATGTCATCGGGCAGGCGGTCGAGGTCGGATGCCAGCAGCACGGATTATTGCGCTCCCTGAAACAGATCCATTGGCGTTTCTGTAGAAACATCGGCGATCCACTGTTTCGCCGTAGCCTCATCCAATCCGTAGTTCCTGACCAAAAACATCCATTTTGGCATTGCCCCCATTGCAACCGTCTGGCGATCCTGCGCGGCCTGTGCTTCGGCGTCCACGACGAGCGAGTCGTCAAAGTCGTAGACGACCTGGTAGCCGCCTTTGGCCGCCAGGCCGTTGAGTGTGGCCCAGACATCCATCGCATACAGCAGATCGTCGAGCGCCCGCTGCAGCGCCTTTTGGGTGTCGGTTACGGTGGCCTGGCTGCGCTGTTTGCCTGCGGCAATCTCCGTGGCGGTCTTTTCGACGCTGGCTGGATCGCTGATGGTCCCATAAGCCAGCCCGCAAAGGAATTCGATTCGCTTTAGGATCGAGTCCAGGCCGCTGTTAATCGATGCCTCCCGGAACTCGGGGCTCCACTCATGGAATAGGTCTTCGTCGTCCATGTTCCCGGACAGGTTGAGCGCCCGGTACAGGCGCTTATCGGGCAGCTTCGATTTGCCAGTGGTGGCGTCTTTCTCGAACGCCAGTGCATCGACGTACAACGCACGCTGGCCGCTCTCGAATTCCCAAACCAGATTGGAATACAACTTATCGGCATCTTCGATCTGGGCTACGGCCCGGCTGAAGCAGGAAACGCCCAACGGGCTGTTGGCGTCGACGTTGTTAGCGAGGGGATATTTGTAGTAGGCGTACAGCGGCCTGGATATGTTAGCGATCAATACATCAGGCTGCAGGTCCGCCCAGGCGGGCACCTCGGCCAGGCTGACCTGACCGCCCAGGGTATCCCGGCTGGATGATTTATATGCCGTATTGGTGATCTGGCATCCGCCATCAACCATGCGGTGATACTCAAGCCGGGTATACCACTTATCGCCAATCTGTTTTTGATCGGCGAATATGCAGGCGGTGATGTTTCCATTTGCATCAAACGCCACGGGGTAGAACTGATCAGCCTGCACGAAATCGACGGCGATGCCGGTCCTATCCGGATAGGGCTTCATCATCAGCCCGCCCTTAGCGTTGCCCTTTTCAATCTGCTCGCGCAGCCGGCCCAGCACAGTATCGAGTTGGGCCTGCAGGTAGGCGGCGCGGGCGCTTCCCGACAACTCGACCACCATCTCGATGGTGGTCGCCCGGGCAATTTCGCCGGCAATCGCCGCCGGCAGGTTCAGCGACCGGACATCGGCATTCAGCCAGGATGCCTTGTTTTCATACATCGCCGTCCAGATCTGGAGTGCGCTTTCCATTTCGCTCGAAATGGCAACGTCGACTCTTAGCGCTTGCTTCAGGGTGTTTTGACCCAACATACGCCCTATTACCTCCCGAATCCACTGCAGGATGCGGCTAAACATTTAGCTCACCATGCGAGTCTTCACAAAAAATTCACCCTCTTCAGCGGCTTGGCCCGAGCCGGTCGAGTACCAGCGATAGCGCCACTTGCCCGAACTGGTGATGTCCAGATCGGCATGATAATGGCCCGTCGAATCTTTGACGATTTCCGGATCCGTGCCGTAAGTCAGGGTGATCGTCTCTTCACCCTCGGGCTTGTAGGCCAGCTTGACCACTGCCGGGTCGATGGCATCGCCCGATTCGCCGTCTGTAAAAACTGCGCTCACCCGCGCCAGGTCGCCAATATCGTATTCTGTCATTCCGCCTCCACATTCAAGGCCGTGACCGGGTTATCGCCAATGCTGAGCCCATTTGCCGGGTGATCGTCCAGCTCGATTCCGTATACGGCCC